TCCCCTTGCAATTTTATTTTTTCGGGTTTATGGTAGCGCCATGTTCAGCCAACAGGAAACATCAATGGGAGGTGTCACATGCAACCAGGGGGGGGAAAGCCCTCCGCAACAGGGGAAGGGCGGATAACAACTATCGCCCTTTTTCTGCAAAATCTTACTTGACATTAATTATTTTTCTGCTACCTTGCGGCAAAATTGAATATCAACCGCTGGTCGAGAGCGTGTTAAAACTTGGTGATGGCTCCTAGTTGAGCCAGATCCCGTAAGCCTGTCAGGATGCTCGACCCATCTTGGCAGGCTTTCGTTATTTCAGCCGATGGCAAAAAGGGATGGGAATGGGGCCACAATGCGAAGATGGCTATACCAAAATTGCTAATGAGCTGCTTGAAGCTTTGTGCCGTTTTAGAATATCTGGAGAATCAATGCAGGTTTTTTTGACAATTTTACGCAAGACTTATGGTTTTGGTAAGAAGTCCGACATGATCGCTTTGAGCCAATTTGCAGAAGCAACCGGCATTGGAAAGCCAAATGTAGTAAGGGCGCTCAGACAACTGTCTACTCTCAACCTGATATTGGTTGAAAAGGGTTCGGTCATATCTTACGGGATTAACAAACACCATGAAACCTGGATCAGGGAAAAGCGAGAAAAAATACGTCCGTCTTTACCTAAACCTGTTATCAAAATTGATAACGATATTGTCAAAAACGATAACGATAGCGTTATCAAAATTGACAACGCGTCGTTGTCAGAAACGATAATAAACGTTATCGAAATTGATAACAAACCGTTGTCAAAATTGACACCCACAAAAGAAAGGAAAGAAAAGAAAGAAACTACTACAAAAGAAAAAGTAAATCTTCTTGAAATATGTGAAGCATGGAAAGCGTTTGTGGAAATGCGTAAATCAATCAAGAAGCAGATGACTGAATATGCCATGCGTCTCAGAGTTAAAGAACTATTCCGTTTATACGAACAGGGATACGACCCCATAGAAGTTTTAAATCAATCTACCGCTAGTAATTATCAAGATTTATACCCAACAAAGGAGAAGACAAATGGACGCCGAGACGAAGGAACTGGAACTCCAAAAGAAAATCAAAGAAGGCCAGGATTTATTGAAGCAAACGGCCCTGACGCTGATTGGCTCGGAACTGGCCAACAACCCCCCCTCTTGTGACCGCTGTGGGGGGGAAATGTCGTGGAGCGGGAAACTGGATGGATGGTGCTGTGTAGCTTGCTATGAAAGACAGCAAGCTCACGAAGCGTCCCGCCTTGCAAAAGCCAGGAAGCGTATGCTGGAACAGTCTGGTATCGGGGAACGATTTATTGGCATGACTTTTAGCAATTACATTCCGGAGAATCTAGCTGCTGAAAAAATATTGGGAGCTTGTAAGGACTACGTTGACAAATTTAGTCCAGGGTCAGATTCGTATCTTATTTTTATAGGTTCGCCGGGTACTGGTAAAAATATGTTAGCCGCTATTATTGGGCAAGAAATTATCAAGAAAGATTTTCATGTGGTTCATACAACTGCAATCAAATGTGTGCGGCAAATAAAAGATTCTTGGCGTGGTAAGGATTCTGAACAGGATGTTATAGATTCTTTTGTGAGGCCCGATTTGTTGATAATCGATGAGGTAGGTGTGCAGTTTGGTACGCCTACAGAGCAGCTATTTCTTACTGAAATCATTAACGACAGATACGAGCGCAAAAAACCGATGATCCTTATTTCCAACTGTACGTTAAAGCAGTTGGAAGATTTAATGGGAGCGCGTGCTATAGACAGGTTCCATGAAAGCAATAGCCAGATATTTGTTTTTAACTGGAACAGCTACAGGCGCAAATCCAAATGAACGACCGCAAACTACCACCGCAAGCCATAGAGGGCGAAGTCTCGATCCTTGGGGCCATATTTCTTGACAACTCTTGCATCCGTAAAGTCTCCGGAATCATCGACGCAATGGACTTTTACCGTGAATCGCATCGAAAAATATTCAGAGCGATGCTTCATCATCAGTCCAAAGGAATTCCTATCGATCTCGTAACACTCAGCAACACGTTGAAGGATCGTGATGAGCTGGAAGAAGTCGGCGGGGCATCCTATCTGGTCCAGCTTGTCGATTACGTCCCGACTTCAGCCAACGTCGAGTATTACTGTAAGATGGTCAAAGAAGCATCGGTGCGCCGGCAGATGATCTTGTACGGCGAGAAGATAAGCGAGATGGCCTATGAAAGCGAGTCGGTAGGCGAGATCATCCCTGAAGCGAAGTCAGGTTTGTCTGAAATCACGGCAAACATGGATTCGTTTGGCGGTGTTTCCCTGCAAGACCTTTCCACCTTCGACTCTCGTATGGCGAATTACGAACGGCGCGTCAAGACAATCGACCAAGACAGGTTCATCACTGAATACGCACTGCTGGACAGGAAAATCAGAGGGGTAGCGCCTGGGGAAGTGATGACCATAGTTGCAGAGCCGGGAGGGTTCAAGACTGCGTTTCTGCAAAACCTTCTCAAGCGTGGGGCAAAACGGACGAGCAAACATGCGCTGTTTTTTTCAATGGAGATGCCTGACGACAAGATATTTGAACGGGAAATCCAGATTGATTGCGGTGTTTCAGGGTGGGATGTGGAGTGTCATTTCAAGGGTGGCGGTAGGTATGCGATAGACCAGAAAAACATCGCTGCCGGCCATAACGGGCTGATTGTCTGTTCGAAACCGCGTCTTTCGCTGGAACAAATGGAGCGGTATGTTGATCTGACACGACAGAAATTTGGCGAAGTGGTGGCCCTTGGGATTGACTTTATCCAACTCATGCCGGGACCGCCTGGGACTAGCAAAATATTTGACAGGATCGAGCACAACGCTTATGGAGCAAAAACTATGGCGAAGGCGCTCAACGTCCCGGTGATTCTTCTGTCGCAGATTAACGTATTAGGACGTAAGGAAAAGCAGGGTATCAATTTCAGCGATGCGAAAGGCGGCGGGGCTATAGAAGAAGCTGCCGACATAGGACTTGGTTTCTACCATGATAAGAGCGGCGTCCTGGTTTGTGAAGGGCTGAAGAATCGCAATGGGCCGCGAGGTTGGAAACTTGAAGCAGAGATCAACCGGGTTACGTTTCAGTTTATCGACTTCACTCTTTACGAGGAACGGAAGGGCAAGGCTAAAGGGGAGGATGACGGATGTCCGTACTAATGAAGGGGAGGGAGCAATTATGGGATTGAAACAGCATATTGGCTTTCTGGTGATATTGGCCGTCATGATGTTTATAGCTTGGCTGTTTGACATTAATAACGTCCAGAATAAGTATGATTGGACTGTCCCGTTCGTATCTGCGTTCATGGTTTGGTTGATAGCTGAAGTATTGTACTGGCTGTTCTATTATTTTTTTATCGTTTGACCTTCAAGGAGACGTATGCAAACGCTCAACCTACTCAACGACACCATTCTCGTCTGTAATTCCGGTGAAGTGCGTCAGGTCTGGACCGATCAGCCGAACGAGCACAAGTATCGCGTCTGGACGGAGCAGGAAGTGAGACTCGCGACCTTACTTGACGAAAAGGATCTCTTGGAAATCGTCAAACGGAAGAAATCGCCAAAAGGGTTTGTGTTTAAAGGTCAGGTATAGGGCAGGGACGAACGAGGCTAAGGCAGGAATTGATTTTGAGACAGGGTGAATGGTTGTGGTAGGGTCGGCAAAGGCAAACGTGTTATAACGCAAATTTGGAAGAAATTGAAATCGAAAGGAGGGAGTGATGGATGATGCGGAGATTTGCCCTTATAAAGATGCGAAACATTGCACTAGACCGCACGTACACGCCAACGTGCGTCATTGCCGATGGGCGGCGAGGGTTCGGCACAAGTCGCAGTGGGGTGGGTCGTTGGTGAGATGCTGGAAGGGGAAGAAATTATAACGGTTTGAAATAACCGGCGAAGCGCAGCAAAGACCGAGTTGATTGTTTGGTTATAGCCCGTTTTCGCCACGGAGAGGCGGCATGATTAAGGCACCGTGGACAACAGCGCAAATCGAAAATCTAAGGAAACGGCAAGCAGAACCAACATTGCACTCCTATACCTGCGACGACTGCGGGAATGATCTGTACCCGACAGAGCAAGGATGGGAGTGTTACACAGATGGATGCAACTACACTCAGGATTGGGCACACACTTCGGACGTGACCGGAGAGTTTCAATCACTAGTGGATTTCAGGAAGCACCTGGACAGCAAAATAGACGCATCACTGGAAGGGATATAACAATGATTACCCTGCCATATCAGCCGTGATAACTGGATAATTAGCGACAAAGGCAGAAATACAATGACCGTGCCAAACCTTTACAAACGCTGCGACAACCCCCCCTGCCACGAACTAGCCCCATACCCTGACCCGTACTGTTGCCCACGGTGCAAGAAGAACCACCAGAGCAGGATGTATCACTTGCGGCACTTTGGCCCAACGCGTCAGGAAAAGGTAACGTGGCAAAGCAAGCGCCAACGAGTGATGACGGACGCGGAACAGGAGCAGATTAACTTGACAGCAACACGGGCGATGGCGGCGAGGATGAAGCAGCCGCTTGATAAACTGGCAGCGCGGAGATGTGGCGCTCTTTGGTAAAACGTGACCGGCTAATTGGGGAGAGATATGAGCCAACAGGACTTGATTGAAATGTGCAACGACGCGATAACTGAAAGGCCGTCGCCTGGAATTACGGCTTAAACGAGATCCACCGGCTGATATGCCGAAAGGATTTTTGCTTGAAGAAGACAAAGGGAAGGGGAGGCTTTATGAGTTTAACCCCTGGAAGGTTAAGGCGTGGGCGGAGGGGAAGTAAAAAAGAGGCCGGGAAATTAATCTCGGCCTCTGTGCGTTAATCCTTGTGGCAAGCTGTAATGCAACTTTCTGGCTCTCCGTATTTACTGATGACTATCCCTTCATGCAACACCTTGGCTTCTTCTGGTGGCCTTACTAGCAGCGCGGCAAATATCGCCAGTGCTATCAAGCTTCCGATCAGCGTCCTCTTCTCCCGTCTCCTCATGTCTTACCCTCCTTGTGATGTAATACACAGTCTCAGCTAAAATATAGGCCATTCCTATCAGTAGTAGATGAGACTGAATCCAGTTGATGATCTTCAAAATTCCCCCCTTAATCTCGCGGCACATATCGCGGCGGTGATGTCTTCTTTCGTGTGACCGGCAGCTATTAAGGCTTTCTGTTGCCAGTTTTTGACCTTGATTTCGCATGAGTAGACGATTTTCTGAAGCTTCAGGTATTGCGTGTCAACGGCCATGAGATAAACGCGCCTGGTTGTGACTTTGTTTGTCCGCACCTGTATAAGCTGATAAATGTGACCGGCGAATCGTAACAGGGGGCGCTCCTTTGACCATAGAACCGGGATTGTCGTGACGGTTTTCGGGTTGATCGCTCCGAGTTCCAGGCAGGCGTAAGGCTGCGTGCGTTTTTGTTTTTTCATCTACCCTCCCGCCCGTTTAGGTAGCCAACGGAATGTCTTTTTGTTCTTGCGGTGCTTGGCCCCGTGGCTTGGTTCGTCTCGATATGATTCATGGTAATAGACCCATGTTTCCTGACCCGACAATGATGGGATCTCAAAGGACGGCGCTTTGATCCCCGGTTCCAGGTGGCCGGCAGCTTCAAGCATCCTTTGCTGAACTTTCCAGATTGGCAAGCATCGCGGGTGGATCTGTTTCTTACCATAACAACTTTCCACGTGACGATTACAGACGGGACATATCATTTCTCTTCCTCGTTCAAGCTCTCGATGATGACTTGCTCTGCTTCTTCGAGGGTATAGTGACACGTTGGGCAATGATTTCTGAATGTCCAGACATGG